AAGTGTTGGTTATTTAAATTTCAAAATAGTTGCCGCGATCTATTCCCCAAGTCACGGCTCGCTTATCGGCCTCGGCTTCGGGTGCAAGTGCCGGTTCATCTGGCACAAGTCGGTGCTCAATCGCGCGGGTGCGCTTGCGGTTTCTGCGAATGTCAAATGATAGTGCGATCAGCGTCGGAACACCGATCAGGATTGCGCCGCCACCGATTTCAAGGGTGAGACGTATGTGGTCTAAGAATGTCATGGATTGCCCACCAATCCGCAGTAGCCAGTCCGCGTTCCGTCACGGCGCGGTCTGCTCCAAACCTGTCCATACGGAGCATCAATAGCCTGCCTTCCACTGATTAGCATTCCATCCTCGCTGCTATATACTTGCAGCCATCCATCGCCCTCTGGACACGGTGCGGCTAAACCTGTTTCCATTGTAATTTGACTTTCAGTGGCTAAAGCCGTCCATCTCCAAGCCATACAGAGAGAACCGCAACAAGCCCCATCATGCTGCGGGTGGGCTGCTGCGCCTGAACAACAGCGCTTCGTCTTTGCTTCGTCTTCGGTCATGCTGCACCGCCCTTTAATTCCATTTTGTCTAAATGCGCTTTGTGGCCCGCTGCTATACGGGTAAACTTGTCGTCGGATTTTAGGCGAGACTTGAAAGGTGCCGATTGGATTTGCGCTTTTGGTTGGTGAGCGCCAATGTGCTTTGCTTCAACACGCTTTGCCTTAGAAATTTGGCCTATGTCAGTTTTCGTTTTGCCCTTGGCGCAAGGAATATGAGCGCAGCCACGGTTTTCCCATTCATTGCCGCCGCCCATTGCAAGGGGCTTGATATGCTCATCAATCCACTTCTCGCCGACTGCAATTTTGCCTTTGCAAATGCAGCATTCTCCGTCACGTTCAAAAAACAGTTTGACGCGCTGCGCTTTTGTAAGCGGCTTGCGGTCGTGCAATGTTACGCGCTTGTTCATGCTGCCTCTTTCACTTCCGCGCCAATCATGTCGCTCAGGATTTCCAAAACAGCCGTCTTGGACTTCTGAAAAACATCTTTGCCCATCGCCTTGACGGATTGCGATTGAGCGCGAAAAATAGTCGCCACGTTGCCGGACACTTCGCAGATAAGGAAAGCGTCAAGTTCATAGGCCAGCGTGACGGCAAGGTTTGCTTCCTTATTATTCGCGCAAACGATTTTCTTGACCGTGCAATATCCAGCTTTGATCAAGGCGAATTTTCGCAAGCTTTCATCGCTTGGGAATTGGCCTGAAACTGATTCCGGCAAGTTTAACCAAGCGTCGTGAACGGCTGCGAAATAGTGGGCATGACTTTTCTGGCTGCGCTCATGGACTTGCTCCCAAGTTAAAATCTCGCCTATCACAAGCGCCTTGTCAGCCGCCCTTGCGTGATATTTGTTTGGGGTGCGAAACTCGCCTTCGCCCATGTATTGAAGAGGAATGAGGCTCATATCAGAACCTCAACGTCACGTTAGGGACTTCGGCGGCCAAGATCGCCATCACGATCTTACGTGCAGTATCTTCGTCGGCACCACAGGTCATCAAAGCCTGCTTTGCAGCACTCTTGACGGCAGTGCGGTGAGCCTGATCAACATCACGTTTGGTCTGTTCATCGGCTTCGGCTTTGGCATCGGCAACACGCTTGGCCTCGGCGGCAGTAGCCTCATCGGCCCGCTTCTTTTCAGCGGCAAGTTCGGCCTGGTGCTTCCTTTCGACTTCGCTGGCGTAGGCTTCCGCCTTTTCCTTTGCTACCAGTTCGGCAGCAGCGGCAGCATCATGCTTCGCCTTTTCGATCCGCTGTTCTTCGGCCTTCGTAGCGGCAGCTTCCTGTTCGGCCTTTATCCGTGCCCGCTCTTCGCTCTCGCGTTCGGCTTGTTCGGCTGCGTCCTTCTCAACCTGCAACCTCTGGCGTTCGGCATCAGCATCTTGCAGGCGCTTCAATTCGGCCCTGTCGGCCTCTTCCTTCACCAATCTAACTTCCGCGTTGGCCAGTGAGACAACCGCACGGTGATGTGCGTCGGTAGCCTCTTCGAACATATCGAGGAATGTCTCAGCGGTTGGCACATTAACCAATATCTGGTTCCTGAGCGCCTTCACGCTGGTTGATGTGGCATCGAGAGAAACCAAGGCTGCGGCCTTGAATCCATCAATCGCGGCGCGGCAGTTGCGTAGTCTGTTTTCTTCTGCTTCTTCCCAATCCGTGAGAGGTTTTCTAACTGTGTTAGCCAAGCCCTCAAGTTCCTTAACCATGACAGCACGGGCCTTGTTCACAGCCACCGTTTTTGTGCGCCAATCCTCAGTGAGCGCCAGCGCGGTCTTGTCAAGTGAGGTTTTAACCTTCGTGATCTTGAAAGCAGTCGTTTTGATTTCGTCGCGGCCCGATTTGGTGCTGATGTCCGGAATAAGGTTATCCGTTTCGGCTTTCAGCTTTTTGTAGAAATCGGAATAGCGGCCTACATCTGTGAACACTGACAAGGCCGTTTCGGCGGGGAGTTCGAAAACTGTCAGATCGGCACTCATGCTGCTATTCCTTCCCCAAAGCGGCGCACCTGCTCGACCAGTCGGCTCAATTCCGACGCGAAACGGTCAACCTCGGCAGTGAGGGTTTTAATGAACGGTTCATCACGATATGCCCGCTTGATGAACGGCGGCATTTTTGGCCAGTAAACGCAAAGGTCAATCCATTCGCGTTCGCCAACCCAAAGGCCACCTTGGCATTGGGCTTTATGTTCGGACGGAAATTCGTCTTTGAGAATTGTCTCGATAAGCAAATCAGCGCGTTGGGTTTTGATTTCAAGAGCGCCATCAACAGCAATCAATGAATCCGGCGACCATCCAACGTTGCCATTCCGAACAAATCCAACTTGCAGCGGGTCAGCAGATTTCATAAATGAATAAAAGGCGCGAGCTTCATCTTCCATGATCTTGCCGCGTTCCATTGCGGGCGCTGAAAAGATTTCGCCAAGTTCGCCAGTCACAATTTCAGCGGCCAGTTTGTTCATGTAGGATTTGCGCGTCTTGCCTTCGCCTTTAGCCAATATGGCGCTGAACATGCTTGCGGTTGGCAAGCCAAGACGGGCTTGGAACCATTCCGGCGTTCCCTGCTGGCATTCGATGATTTCAACGGCCATCACTTAGCCTCCGTCTTAGGAGCCGCTGGCTTTTTGTCCGCAATCATCTTGCGAAGCAGTCCTTCGGCCCATTTGTAATTTGCTTGTGTCATGTCCTCAATTTTGGAGACCTTGCAAAATGCCAACATCTTGCTTTCGTCGGCCACGGCCTTCTCGATCAAGTCTTGCAGATAACGAAACTGGGCTTCGTCAATCGTCTTGCTTGGTTCTTCTGGCGGAACGCCATCGGTGTCTTTCGTGGCGGCAAGGCCCAAGGCCAGCTTCAAAGTATAGCGCTGCAAATAAGTCACAGTGCTGCCCACGGCCTGAATAGGATTCTTGTTGCCGCTTTCGTCACGATAGGCGGTGAGTGTCGTTTCTTCTGTGTGGCCTCGCTCATGGCCTAAGATACACGTCACCGAAATGTTGCCTTCGTTTTGAGCGGAGCGGAACCGATAAGACAGACCGTGTTTAGCCAAGATAGGATCAACAGCATCGGCAATGCCGGCCAAATCCTCATACTGATAATTGGTGCGGCCCTTGGCGCTTGTGAAATCAACCGCTTTGGCTTTCACGATTGGCCGAATTTCGGACTTGGCCGAAGCCATGGCCAGCGCAAATTCTTTCTTCGCTTCATTGGCCTCATAGCGCTCTTGCAGGGCCATGAGCCGTTCCAGCGTTTCAACGGGCGCACCTTTGGCAATGGCCATTTCGATAATCGCCATTGGATTTGCCGATACAAGCGGCACAACGTTTAGCGGTTCGACTTTCGTAACTGAATTCATATCAATCACCGTGCTTTCATCTTTAAAATCAGGCTCAATAAGTGGCGAATTATCGCGTCCGTCGCGCATCACCAGCCCCACCTGTCATTCGGATAATGGCGCTGCTTTGAAAGCAGGAACCCGATTGCAATTGTGAGCGCCGCTGCAATGAGCAGGGAAGCGCCCAAGAGAATGTGAATGCTCATGGCGAGTCCTTTGGCGGATGAAACTCTTGCCAGTGCGAATAGCCAGCCAAGCGACGTTCCCTATATTTTGGCGGGTAGTTGTTTGCTTGCGCTTCTAGGAATTGCATTCTTGTAACAATCCATGCCCAGTTTGTCGGGAAGCGGCCAGCTACTAAGAACTCGCCGAACTCAGGCGCAGTTTCTATCGGTTGCCACTCAGCCATTAGCTTGTCTTCTGCGAATGTTGGGTTGCTCATGCTTCCCCCTTTGCAAGCTTAAGCGCGGATATGGCCTTGTTCGTTGCGTTGGCTAATGTTTCGTCGGCAAAGCTGGTGATAAATCCTGTCTCAACGCCATTCACAAAGTTTTGAAGGGCTTTAACCAAAGCCTCATGCGCGTTGTACGAAAGACAGACACGTCTGCCAAAATTCGCGTCTATGCTTTCCGCAAGAACTTGTTCATCCTCTCCGAGGACATGAACTAATCCAGTTTCGTTAGGGGCGCTGATCCGCAGTTTCGTTAGGAGAAACATCACACCACCGCCTTTGCAAGCGCGGCTCGGACGATTGGCTCGCGTTCAAGAACATGCTCAAAATTGATTTTGTCGAGTGTGCCGCGACTGTATTCCATTTGAATTTTAAGGTAGTCGATCAGCACTCGAACGCTATCCAGCGCCTTCACAAGATCATCAAATACGTGATCACGGTTGACGGCGCGAACGATAAAGGCGGCGTTGGCGAGACCTTCTTTGCTATCGGAATCGTCACCCTCCATTCTCACAACAATACGTGCGAAGTGCATCCACGCACCTGACGGACCATCGATGTGGGTATATGTTTCATCATAGAGGCCGTGTTTATCGTGGCGGTCCAATTTCCATGGCGTTGGCGTGTGCTTTGCTTGTTCCATCACAGCACCGCCCTAGATAGGCCGCGCACATAATGCGAGTTGGCGCGGGTCTGGGCGGACTCCGCGCCTATGGTTTCAACAATTGGGTTGTGTTTTAGCTTTCCTTTCTCCTGGTTGATGAAATCTTCGTTACGTCCATGATTTTCATGAAAGCCGTGCTGTATATTGGCTTGTTGGCGAGCGGCGATGGCATCGGATTTTAATGTGAAACGGCCTAGAGATAACCTCTTGCCATTAACTTTGATCGTCGCTGCCCATTTTGACTCGCGGCGGTCCCAATATACGCCGATAGTTCCGCTAGTGTTTGTGATGGGAAGCTTTTTATTTCGGTGATTTTCAACGTTCGAAACGTCGCGCAAATTGACAATCCGGTTATCGGACGGATTACCGTTTATGTGATCAATATGATTTTGTGGCCAAGCGCCATAGTGCAAAAGCCAAGCAATGCGATGAGCGCGATAATGTTTTCCTGAAATATTGATCCTAATGTAGCCCAACGAAGTCAAAGTTCCAGCGGCGTTTCCTGAAAATTCCGTGTTAAATGATGATTGCCCGTGCTCAGTTGCGAAGTGCTCTCGTGGCCGCGATTTCCAAAATAAAAGTCCAGTCGCGGCATCGTAGGTCAACGATTCATTGATGAATTTAAAGTCATCCATTCCATATCTCGCAATAGCTTCAAGTTGATTGGTGATGGTCTTGTCGCGGCCAATGACAAACACGTCGCCAAGGTCTTGAATTGTGAGGTGGCGGGGGATCATATCCGGCTCCCCATGTAGTAGGAGCTATGTTCTGAATTATCCGAGCTACTCAGTTTAAATTCGGATTGAGCATCTTCGATATAAAGGCCAGCATGGGCCTCAACCCATGAGGGGAATTCTTTGTCTTGGAAATGCTCAATGTACAGATCAACATACATTTCCGCCACTTCGCAAGAAACGTCATTGCCTTCGCCATTGATGAATTTGGCTTCATTGGTTTTTTCATTCGCAAAGCCGTCAACTTCCATGAGTTGTTCAGCGGCTTGCTTGGCGGATTTCATAAGCGGCTGCTCAGGCAGATATGCGCCGCCGTCCGTACCGATTAGCTGAATTATGTAGAGGCTCATTGTTTAGTCCCTCACTGATTTTACTTGCCGTTGCCGGCGACGGCTCCGTATCCGGAGCCGTATCCGGAGCCGTCGCCGTTGCCGGAGCCGTATCCGGAGCCGTTGCCGGAGCCGTCGCCGGAGCCGTATCCGGAGCCGTATCCGGAGCCGGAGCTAATTTCAAAATCCGAAAACCAGCCGTCCATTTTATTGAGCCTTCGCTACTGGCGTTTCGTTCACAGACGAAACACACGCCGGAGAAGCTGGAATAATTTCAAGAGCGTCGAGAATTGTCTGAGCCGGAACGGGCTGCGGAAATCTGCAATTCTTCTTATCAACGCCGTCAACAGCCACCGCGCTTAATGAAATGCCATCGGCTGCTTTCCAAGACCATAAACGGCGGCTATTTTTAAGCTCCACCATGCGACCTTCTTGGGCGACAAGTTCAGCCATAAAAACGCCGCTCGCATAGGTGCGAATGATGCAGATTTTACCGATGTGCGGTGTGAATGTTGATTGGCTTTGAGACTGTGGCTTGCTGTTTAAAACGGAGGCCAGAGCGAAAGCTTGTTCGATAGTTAGTGTTTGCATTTTCATTCCCTCACTGATTTGCTATGAGGGAGAATAAAACAGATTGTTGTATTCATGTCAAGAGAAATAAAACAATCTGTTGTTTTTTATTTTGCCAACACCAGAAACCGTGCTATCGTGTTCTTACCAATGGAGGTAATTATCATGTCTGAACATCACCTTGAATATAGCGTTAAAGATGCTGAGGAATTTAAAGCGCGTCTCGCGCCAAGTGGCGACCCCGCTGAAGATCATCTGGTTCGGGCAAAAGCGCTCGGCGTAACGTACCATGGGGGGAGAGGTTGCTTTGCTTCTTGACGGCATTTACCAGATCAAAAGATCGAAACCTCGGACAACAACCTTTTCAACGAAGAATTGTCCGAGGTTTCTAAACCAGATTACGAAGCACAGGACGGTAAAGCCCCGTCGGGAGGTGGAACATCATAATATAACATTCCAACTAACCCTGCCTTGGTAGCGATTAGCTATCAGGGCAGGCCACTAAGTGGGGGTAGCGTAGTGCGGGGTCCGGCTTTCCATCCAAGTCCCTGAGGGTGCAAATCCCTCTACCTCCACCGTCTTTTTACAATACACTTTTTGAGGAATCCGTCCACTCAATTCCCAGCGCTTTGCCGTCTTCTTCGTTTTTGAAGGTCATTCCATTGACTTCAAAGACTTTTTTCATGGCCTCTAAATTGTTCACTATCGGCGTTCGGCGACCTTTTTCAAAATCTCGAACCGTTGAAAGAGATACAGATGCTTCTCGCGCCAAATCATCTTGCGACCAACTAAACCAGCCCCTAGCCGCCCTACATTGTTCAGGTTTCATATGAAAACGTATAACGTCAACGATTTTATTTGTCAACGTCAACGATTACTGTTGACATCATACAAATCAACGAATAGAAGTGAGGTCAACGGAAAGCATTGGCCTCATGTCGCAACATTTTCTTCTTTCGCCTGCATCTCGGACGCTCTCAGTAGCGAAAGTTGCTCGCATGTCGAACGAGGAAGCTATTGAGGCCTTCAAGAATATCCGTTGGGCAGAAACCCAAGCCTGTTTGCCCCCGTTGCGGTTGCCTTTCATGCTGGACTTACAAAACCCGCAAGCTCTATCGTTGCAAGGGTTGTGATCATATGTACAGCGTTACCAGCGGCACCATTTTCAACAACCGCAAACTTCCAATTCGCGACTATCTGCTAGCTATCATTCTTTTCGTGAACGGCTCCAAAGGCCGCGCCGCCATTCAAATGAGCCGTGAATTAGACGTGCAATACAAAACCGCCTTTGTGCTTTGCCACAAACTTCGTGAGGCTCTTGCTGTTGAAACCAAAGGTGCAAAAGCATCGGGTGAAGTTGAGGTGGACGGTGCCTATTTTGGCGGTCACGTAAAGCCAGCCAACTTTAAAGAAAACCGTATTGATCGCCGCCTTGCCGAAAACCAGACTGGTAAGCGCCAAGTTGTAGTCATCATGCGCGAGCGCAAAGGCCGTACATTGCCTTTCGTGTTTAAGTCAGAAAGCCAATCAATTAGCCTTATCGCTGACCGCGTAACGCAAGGTTCGACGGTTTTTGCCGACGAAGCAATCCATTGGGATAAGCTTCATTCTCTTTACCTTACAAAACGCATCAATCATCAAGAGGCCTATTCTGCAAACGGCGCTTCAACCAACATGGCAGAAAGCTTTTTCTCACGATTGCGCCGTGCTGAAATTGGCACCCATCACCATATCAGCGGCCCATATCTTCACGCTTACGCGAATGAAATGGCATGGCGCGAAGATCACCGCCGCGACGGCAATGGCGAGCAATTTTTGATGATGGCGAACGCTGCGCTAGTCCACCCCGTTAGCCGGAATTGGAAAGGCTATTGGCAACGCCATACAGGCTGACTAACGTCATATGAAAGGCTTTAACCAAAGCCAAGCGAAAGAGGGTCTGAACTTGGCAAAGATTGAGCGCACAGCACAGCACAGCACAGCACAGCACAATTATACTCAGGGTGGAGAAAAAAACCAACTCTTTTATGGAGACAACCTTGATGTATTACGGCGCAAGATTGCGGCTGAAAGCGTTGACCTTTGCTATATCGACCCGCCGTTTAATTCAAAGCGCAACTATTTCCAGATTTACAATAACCAAGGCAGTGAAGATCGCGCCCAAGCGCAGGCCTTCGCCGATACATGGGAATGGGGCGAAGAAGCCATTGAAGGCTTTGATTACATTCTTGATGTTGCAAACCTTCAAAACGGCAAATTGACTGAGCAAACTGTGGAACTCATTCGTGGGTTAGAGAAGGTGCTCAAGCGCGGTAGCCTACTAGCATATCTGGTGCACATGACACTGCGGATTGTCGAAATCCACCGCGTATTGAAACCTACAGGAAGTTTCTTTCTGCATTGTGACCCAACGGCTTCGCACTATTTGAAGTTAGTGCTTGATGCGGTGTTCTGCGGTCAGGGAGGTGATTTTAAAAACGAAATCATATGGTGTTACAATGTCGGCGGTAAAAGTAAGAAGTGGTTTGCCCGAAAGCATGATGTCATATTTTGGTACACCAAAAGCGATGCCTATTTTT